CGCATTTGGAGGTGCTGGTTTATACAAGTTAAGTACTTTGCTTGATCTAAAACCAAAATATAATGGAGTTGAAGTTAATCATATTAATGGTATGATATGTGAACATGTACCGTTTAATCAAATTATTCATTCATCTAAAGCAAAACTTTATATTAATCCAAGAATGCTCGTGAATTAAATATATTTAAATATATATACAATATATATATTTAAAATGATTTTAATTACATTTTTATTAAAAGAATCAACAGAGTTAATTACTGTGATTGAAGAAAATTCTAATTCTGGGCTATTTGAACAAACATTTTGTTATGTAAAAATACTTCCAAAAGTGCAAATTAAAAATGTAAGATTTGTAGAAGATAAAAAATTCAAAATAGAAAGTATATATAAGATTTTATCACAAAATATAAATAAGATGTGTGTAATTGCAAATCCCCAACATTTAATAACATCATTTACATCAATAGAAAAATTTATTGATAAATGTGGATATAGAACATGTTGGAAATTTGGACCAAATATTATTCTTGATACATGTTTTATTGATAAACAATTTATTAATAAATTAACACAATCAAAAAATATTAATGATATTTATAAAACAAATAAATTTAAACTTTTAGATTTAAGTAATTATATTAAGTTTGAAAATAAAGTTACATCAGAACAAGAAATCAAGTTTTTAAATGAAATTGGAGAATCAATAGTTCTTACAAATACAGATTTAGAAAAGTTGTCAAATATACATATTAATTGTATAAATTTAAAAAGAGCGACAGATCGTAGATTAAGAATTTATAATTTTTTTAAAGATTATTCTAATTTTACTTTAATTGATGCAATTGATGGAGATTTTATTGATGGATATAATTATAAATATCCAAAAACAACTAAATCAATATATGAAATAGCAACAAATTTTTCACATTTATCAGCTATTAAAAATGCATATGATAGAGGTTTAGATATGTGTCTGATAATGGAAGATGATATTGATTTAAATTTAGTAACTAGATGGGAATTTGATTTAAATTTTATATTGTCAAATACTCCTGAAGACTGGGAAATTCTTCAACTTTATACAAATAATCCAAACTTAATGTTAAAGTTACATGAATATTTTAATAATACAAGAACACTTTGGTCTCAATGGGTACCATCAGCTTGGTCAGCTGGATTTTATGTAATTAAAAGATCAGGGATGGAAAAAATTTTAAATAAATATTTGGTTTCAAATAATTTAGATTTAACAAAATTTGATAAAGATCCAAATTTTTTAGTTGCTGATTTTATTATTTATGCTGATTGTATAACATATTTACTTAATAAACCAATTATTCATGATGATGCCTTTAATAGTTATATCCATACAAATCATGTAAATGAATATCATGTTAAATCAAAAAATTTTGTAACAAAATTATATGAAGGTAAAAGTATTAATTTATTAAGACATGATGAGTATATTGATGAAAATATAATATTTTTAAATGGATTTTGGAAAGGATTTGATGATAAAACAGATGGAGTTCATATTGGATTACTTGAACAATTATTTAAAGGAACTAAATTAGAAAAATTTAAATTAACATCAAATATGAATGAAGCAAATATATTAATTGAATCTATTTTTACATCACAAAGTTTTGTACAAGCTAAACTTTGGAAATATAAAATTCAATTATCAGGAGAATCAAGGATATTACCAAATTCTAACTATAATTTAGTTTTATCATCTCATAATCAAAAAGAAAATATTATTACATTTCCATTTGGATTTCAATTTATTTACACAAATAATTTAGTTGATAAACTAATTAATAGGAATATTATAACAAAAGTACCTAAACATTTTTGTTGTTGGATTGTATCAAATGGACAATGTGAAATTAGAAATAAAATATTTAGCAAGCTATCAGAATATAAAAAAGTTCATTCATATGGAACATATTTAAATAATATGGGATTTACACTTAAATTTCCATACTGGAGTGAGAATTATCAAAAATTTATGAGTAATTATAAATTTGTAATTTGTTTTGAAAATAGGAAATTTGAAAAATATATAACTGAAAAATTAATTAATCCATTTATATCACGGTCTATACCTATATACTGGGGTACTGATTATGTAAATGAAATATTTAATACAAACTCTTTTTTAGCTCTAGAAAATGAATCTGAACAAGCCATTAATAATCTAATTATAAAAATAAAAGAATTAGATTCAAATGATGAAATGTATCTTAAGATGCTCAATGAACCAGCAATTTCTATAGCTAAAAAAGAATTTGAAAAATATTTACCAGAAAATATAAGTAAACAAATTAATAATTTAATATAAATTTATACTAGCACTCATTAATTAATTTAATTGCATCTTCTAAATCAATTTTACTAATATTTTTTTGAAAATAACAAATAGTTTCAATATTAGCAAATGATTCAAACATTATATCTGGATTTAATAAAATATATTTAATAATAAAATTAATATTTAGATCTTGGGTCATTAAAATATTACCAATATTTAATTTAAAGATATTTTGTTCTATTACATCAATTGGATATTTTTTGTAAAATATAGTTGTATTATTGATTAATTTTGGATTAGTTTCTAAAAGTTCTTGTATTATTTTGTTCATTATATATTATATATTAATTAATAATTTATATTTAATATAATTAATTCTCAATTTTTTTCTATTTAATAATTATTATGAAATTTATACATTTTGGATGTTGGAATGAGTTTGGTTATAAAATGGGACCTAGTAAAGAAAATCCACGTTTACCACATTCTGCTTTAACATATACAATAGATCAGTTAAATAAATATGTTAATAAAAATGAAACAGATTTTCTTATTATTGCTGGAGATAACTTTTACCCACCAAAAGTAAAAGATTCAAGTAAAGTAAAAGATGCAAGTAAAGTAAAAGATGCAAGTAAAGTAAAAGATTCAATTAAAGTTAAAACAGTAGTAGATTACAATCATGAATTATTTATATCTGGATTTAATGCATTACCTAAAATACCTAAATATCTTATTTTTGGGAATCATGATATTGAAGATCAAATTAAATTAAATAATCCTATAAATAATATTTTATTTCCAAATTTAAGTGATACAACAACTACTAATTGTAAAATATTAAATTTACAACAATACTACACAAGTAATAAGCCAGAATATACAGTATTTAATGAAGTATTATATAGACAATACAACTCTACACTAATAATTATGTTAGATTCAAATCTTCTTAAATTATATGGTAATTCACAACAAGATTTAGGATGTTATAAATATTTATTTGATAATTTTCTAAAGTCTAATCCAGATATTAAAATTAATCAGTTAATAGAACATCAAATAAATACAATTTTACAATTAATTAGTTCTATATCAAATATAAATAATTATATTTTCGTTGCTCATCATCCAATATTTACATGTAAACATAAGGATGGTGATAATGGAGCAAGAAAATTAAAAACAGAATCTCATGTAGGTTTATTAAATTTTTTTAGTAATTATGATTTAATCAGATTATTAGATGATAAAAATATAACATATTTATGTGCTGATTTACATTTATATCAATTTGGAATAGTTAATATTGGGCAATTAAGTATTAAACAATATGTAGTAGGTACTGGTGGTGCACATCAAGATGTATATGATTTTAAAAAATCATCAGAACAATCATATATAGATATAGATGGTATTCCTGGATATAATTATACAGTTATTGAAAATTATAATAAAATATATGGGTTTTTAGTAGTTGATATAGAAACAATTCAAGATAGAGATATAATAACATATAGATTTAATCCTGTAGATTTTAATATACCATTAGATGGTTTTAATCCTAATCTACCATTAGATGGTTTTAATCCTAATCTATCATTAGATGGCGTAAAGCGTAATATATCATTAGATGGTGGAAATGTAATAAAATATATTAATTTGATATAAAATTAAAAATTGTTTTATTATTTATATTATTAAATAATAAAATATACTATTAATAATGAATTTAGAATTTCAAGTATTTTCAGATATACATTTGGAGTTTAATAAAAACCCTAATTCTTATCCAAAAATAGAACCGTTATCACCATATATATTTTTAGCTGGGGATATTGGTAAAATAAATAATTTAGCATGGGAAAATTTTATTAAATATTGTTCTAAAAACTGGTTACAAGTATTTTATGTTTTAGGAAATCATGAATTTTACCATAGTAGGTTAACAATGAATAAATTAAATGAATCTTACAAAATATTTTTATCTAAATTTTCCAATGTTCATTTACTCGATAATAATTCTATTGATATCCAAAATACTGATTTTCAAGTATATGGTTTTACTGCATGGACACCAATAAATTTTTCATCTAGATCACAAGCTCAATGTGTTATTAATGATTATTCTAATATATTATATATAAAAGAAGATTCACATATTAAAGATTATATTACTCCGGAATATATTAATGAATTATCTCAGAATCAGATAAATAAATTCATTGAATTTATTACTAAAACAACAAAGCAAACAATAATTCTAACACATTTTCCACCTATTAAATTAGGAACATCAGATCCAAAATATCTTACAGAAAATTCAGACTTTATTAATCAATATTTTTCTTGGAATAATTTGATAGAAGATAATAACATACCAACAACATTAATTAATACATGGATTTCAGGACATACTCATTGGTCATATGATTTTACTAAATATAATATAAATTTTATTGCAAATCAAATTGGTTATAAAAATGAAATTAGTAAAACTGGAATTTTACCTAATAAAGTATTTAAAGTTTAAAATAATATGTTATTATATAAATTAATGAAAGTAGCATTTTTAACAGGAATTACTGGTCAAGATGGCTCATATTTAGCTGAACTTCTTTTAGATAAAGGCTATATGATTTATGGAATGATTAGAAGATCATCATCTATTAATACTAACAGAATTGATCATATTTTTTCTAATCCAAATCTTAAATTAGTTTATGGTGATTTAACTGATTCAACCAATATTACTCATATACTTGCTAATATTAAAATATCACATCCTGAAATGACACGGCTAGAAGTATATAATCTAGGAGCACAAAGTCATGTTCAAGTATCTTTTGAACTTCCAGAATATACTGGACAAGTTGATGCAATTGGAACTTTAAGATTACTTGAAGGCATTAGATCAAATGGATTAGAAAAAGTTGCACGATTTTATCAAGCATCAACTTCTGAACTATATGGCAAGTCTGAAGGTCATGCTTTTAATGAACAAACAGCATTTTATCCTAGATCTCCTTATGGTGTAGCTAAACTTTATGGTTATTGGATTGTAAAAAACTATAGAGAATCTTATAATATGTTTGCCTGTTCAGGAATTTTATTTAATCATGAAAGTGAAAGAAGAGGTCATAATTTTGTTACCAGAAAAATTACAATTGGTTTAGGTAAAATTTTAAGAGGAGAAACAGACAAGCTAAATATGGGTAATCTAGATGCGCTAAGAGACTGGGGACATGCAAAAGATTATGTTGAAGGAATGTGGATGATTTTACAACATAGTGAACCAGTAGATTATGTTTTAGCAACAGGTGAAATGCATAGTGTTAGAGAATTTATTGAAAAAGCATTTAGTTTAAGAGGGTTTGATATCAAATGGAAGGGAACTGGAGTTGAAGAAATTGGTTATGATAGTGTTACAGGTCGAGAATTAATTTTTATTGATCCTAAATACTTTAGACCAGCTGAAGTAGAAAGATTATTGGGTGATGCAACCAAAGCTAAGGTTGATCTAGGTTGGGAACTAAAGATATCATTTGAAGAGTTAGTTAAAGAAATGGTAGATGCAGATTGTCCTTGATTAGCTTTTAATAAAAACACAAGTTTCTTATTCAAATAATATAAAAAAAATATCTATATTTACTTTATATTATAATGAATCAAACTTTAATGATAATAGTAGCTTTAGCAATAGTTATATTTGTAGTAATGACTCAAGTAAATGAAAATTTTTATGAATCATTTATGCCACATGATCCATTATTTACAGTTAATTCTTGTAAAAGTCTTACTAGAGAGAAAAAAAAAGTAAATAAACTTTCATCTAAATACTGTAATAATTCTAATGACATAAATAAGATTACAAATAAAGATAGAATAAATAAAGATAAAACATGTTATAATATAACTGAAAAGAAAATAATGTTAGATGCTGAACAAGAATCATGGTGTTCAAAAATAACACCAGAACAATTAAAACAAATTGAAGAAGAACTTGGAACAGAAGTAGAGATTGTTGAAGAAGGTCCTAATTATATGAATATTCAATATTATCAAAATCCAGGAGTTAATCCATATGATTTAAGTGGTAAATTTGCTTCTTTTGAAAATAATGTTACACTTGCTCCTGCACCTTTTGCTCCCTCACCTTTTGCTCCTTCACCTTTTGCTCCCTCACCTAGTTTCAATTAATTAATAATTTAGGCTATTTAAATTTTATATATATATATTTAATTATATATATAAAATATGTGTGGAATTATTGGTTATCTAGGAAATGATATTTTTTTATCTTTTATTATATCAGGTTTAAAATTAATTCAAAATAGAGGATATGACTCTGTTGGAATATCTACTATTATAGATAATTCATTAAATACTATTAAATTTGCATCAACGAATACACATGACTCGTTAAACAGATTAGAAAAAGAAACAAAATTATTTAATTTGGATTCTACTATTGGTATAGGTCATACCAGATGGGCAACACATGGTGGAAAAACAGATATAAATGCACATCCTCATCATGATAATTTAGATAGAATTTCTCTTGTTCATAATGGTATTATTGAAAATTTTGCAGAATTAAAAAATAATTTAATAGATAAAGGTTATAAATTTAGATCAGCAACAGATACAGAAGTTATTGCAGTTCAAATAGGTTATTGGTTGGATCAAAATAAATCAATGAAAGAAGCAATAACTAATACAGTAGAAATATTAAGAGGAACATGGGCATTAGCAATAATATCAGTAGATAATCCAAATAAAATGTGGATAACAAGAAATGGTTCACCATTACTTTTAGGTATTCAAGAGAACTATATAATTGTTGCATCTGAACAAATCGCATTTGGTAATAATATTAATAAATATATAGTTTTGGATAATCATGATATTATAGAGATTGAATTATCTAATTCAACTATTAAATATAGTAAAGATATTCATTGTTATCCAATTAAAACAAAAGTGGATCAAGAAATACAATTAACTCCAGCTCCTTATAGATATTGGATGGAAAAAGAAATAATGGAACAAGGAGATGCAGTAAATCGAGCATTAAATAATGGTGGTAGAATAGAATCAAATACAACTGTTAAATTAGGAGGACTTGATGCAAATAAATCTCAATTATTAGATTTAAATCATTTAATTTTATTAGGTTGCGGAACATCATATAATGCAGGACTTTGGAGTTTAGATATATATAAATCATTAGATATTTTTGATACAGTAAGTATATATGATGGCGCTGAATTTACTACGAAAGATATACCTAAACGTGGTAAAACTGGTTTATTATTATTATCACAATCAGGCGAAACAAAAGATTTACATAGATGTTTAGATATTGCTAAAAGCTATGATTTAATTACTATTGGAGTTGTTAATGTGGTTGATTCAATGATTGCTAGAGAAAGTTCTTGTGGAGTATATTTAAATGCTGGTCGTGAAGTTGGTGTTGCATCAACAAAATCATTTACATCACAATGTGTTGTACTTAGTTTAATTGGAATATGGTTTGCTGAAAAAAAGGGGGGTTGTTTAGAAAAAAGACGTAAATTAATAGAAGATTTAAGAAATTTATCATGGCAAATAGAAAAAGTATTAAATAATTGGGATAAAGTAAAAGCTTTAGTTCCATCTATAGATAAAACAAAATCTTTTTTTATTCTTGGTAAGGGATCATCTGAAGCAATCGCAAAAGAATCTGCACTAAAGTTAAAAGAAATAGCATATGTACATGCTGAAGGTTTTAGTTCATCAGCACTAAAACATGGGCCATTTGCTCTTATTACTCCAGGCTTACCAATATTTATCATTGATACAGATATTAAATATTCTGATAAAAATTCTAATGCATATGCTGAAGTAAAAGCTCGTGATGCAAATGTAATAAAGATTGGATCAGATAATAATTGTAATTTATATATAGATTATAATAAAACTTTTGGTGGATTACTAGCAAATATTTATTTACAGATTTTATCACTAGAAATAGCATTAGATATTGATACTAATCCAGATTACCCTAGGAATTTAGCAAAAGTTGTAACAGTTGAATAAATATATATATTTTATTTAAACCTGTGAAGATTTAAAATGAGACAAAAATTTTAATATATAAATATTTATATATTAAATGTCAAAACATAAGAGTGAAGATTATAAATTATCAGCCGTTAAATATTATCTTAATAATGATGTTAGTTTAGATGATGTATGTGAAATTTTTGATTGTCCTAAACAATCACTATATAGGTGGATTAAAAGATATAATGAATTAGGAGAAATAGGAAGACTAGATAGAAAACCAATATCATATAAAATAACTAAAGAACAAATTAAATATGCTATACAAAAACTAAAAGAAAATGAACAGATAACAATGGAAGAATTACATAAAATAATTAAAAAGAAATATAAGGATTTTGATATTACACCTCAACATTTAGGACAAGTTATAAGAGATAATAATATAACCAGAAAAAGAACTAGACACGAACACTATCCAAAAGAAAGATATGGTAAACCTACAGACATTAAAAAAGAATTGAAAGCATTTTATAAAGAAATTAGTAAATATTCACTTAATAAAATTATTTCTCTCGATGAAACATCAATTAGTCCAGCAATGTATTTACCATTTGGCATTTATTTGTCTCATTTTAAATCTTCAAGGGTGTAAAATATATATATAATCAAGTGCCTTGTGTCAGTTGAATAAAAATATATATAATCAAGTGCCTTGTGTCAGTTGAATAAATATTAATAAATTATATTTTAAATATAATTTATTAAATTAAATAATAATTATTGTTTATACTTGTAATATTTTATTTTTTAATGTAGACTGATGAAAATGTATTTTGATTATCTCTTTTGATTACAACAGTGGTACTAACTGAGATTGATATACTACCTGATACTGTAATTGTTGAAGAGGCATTGTTGGTAATAACGATAAATGCTGCGTTTTTGGTACTTGAGTGATTAATTAAATCTAATTCTTCTGCAGTAGTACTATTATCAATTGTTTTGTATACTACAAAGTCAAATCCTGCAAAGTTTACTAAACTATTAATTGTTGCATTTTTGGTAAACATATTTTCACTAAAGGTTGATCCATTAAAAACAGTAACAGTGAAATTTTTACTATCTGATAATAATTTTGAATCAAATCTATTCATAGATAAATTTAAAGTTTGAGTAAAAGATCCAACGGTTGGTTTACCTACAAATTTCATAACTGAATTAATTTTATTTGGAGTTCCATACGATAATACAAAGCTAGAAATTGAAGGTTTAACAAATAAATTATCTGATCCAAGTGGATTTATAGCAAAAACACCATTTGATAAATTTGTCATTGAAGCTATTTTACTACCAAGAAGTTTACCATTTTTATTTGAATCGCGACTATATATAGATGAAACAGACCAATTATTAAATGATAAGTCATACATATTAGCTGTATCTCTTTGAATATTTGTAATATTAAGATTAAAATTTGAAGGAGTATTAAGATTAACAGCAGGA